AGAAGTGGTCGCTTGGCGAGTTCGTCTTGGTGATGGGCGACAGGTCAAGCTCGATCAGCTCCAGCAGTGCGCCGGGGCTGAGCATTTGGAGGCGCTCGTTGATGCTCATGGGCCGTAGTGCTGCACGAACGTCGCGCTCAACGAGCAGTCCGTGTCATGGTTGTAGGAGGGCGACCACTTTGGACACTTGAACTTCTTGGTCTTGCCTTCAGGGGTCGTCCACTGGAACGGCGAGTGCCCGCCCAACGACTCAAACATGTCGTCAACTGCCTGGATCACGGTCCGCGTGCGGTTGCTGAACGAGATGCTCCAGGTCTCGACGATGTTGTTGATGCCGTCCGCCATTTCCTGCGAATAGCCGTCGCCGAACTTGATCGCCAGGACCCTTGGCTCAACCGACTTGGTTGCACCTGCGTCTGGGGCGGCGACGTTGAATACTGGTGTGGGCATGATCAGTAGAGGAGTCCGCCGGGCCGGCGTTCGCGGACGATGACTGCGGTCACCGCCTGGTCAAGCATCCTACCAAGTTCAGCTGCCTTTTCTCCAGAAACGTCACTTTCAGACGACGATTTCCCGTCGCTGTAGACGTTCACGGTCATGTTGACCTGGGTCTGGCCACCGCCCCCGTCGCCAGACATGGTCACGGGGATGGTCCGGCCATCCGGCAGTGGGACGTAGGCCTCTGGCAGGCGACCTTCGCCGTAGACCGCGAGCTGCGGCGTGCGGGCGATGCCACCGTTCGCGTACTTCCTGAGCTGCAGAGGCCCCTCGCTGGTCATGACATGACCGTTCGCTGCGAAGGTCGTCGGCGCCGCAGTGCTGCCGCCATACCCAGAGCCGGCACTGCCGTTGACGGCTGTGCCCCCAGACGCACTGCCACCCCACATCGAAGCAAGCATGGCCGCGAACTGCAGCATGGCGCGGCTGGCCATCATCTTGGTCACCTCGATCAGAACGCCGCGGGCGAAATCTTTGAAATGCCCCTTGCCAGTCGTGGCGAAATTGGCCACGACACCGCCAAGACCGTCCATGGTCGTCTTCATCACAGACTCGACCTGCTGGGCGGCGTTCTGCGCACTGGAGGTGTAGTTCTCCCAGAACTTCTCCATGCCGTACTCGGCAGTCTGGGAACGGAGATTCTGAGTCCGTGCATTGTCCGCAGCCTGCTTGGCACGCTCACTGGTGATTGCACGCAGCTGATCCAACTGTCGCTGCAGCACGGACTCACCGGCGCCCTGGGCCTCCAGCAGCGCCGTGTTGAGGGAGAGCTGCTCAAGCAGTTGGTCGGTTTGCGCGGCGCTCGTGACAGTCGCCAGGCGGCCCTCGATCTCATCACGGTCCCGTGCAAGGCGGACGCGGCCCTGCTCAAGCAGCTCCAAACGCCCGAGCAGCTCAAGCTCGCGCGAGCGAGCCGATTCACGCACCGCGGCGGAAGCCTTGGTGGCCGCTGCCTCTTCGGGCCGCTGCACCTTGACGTCGTAGCTGCGGGTGGTGGTCTCGATCTGCTTGTCGACTTCCGATTGGAACCCGGTGACGTTCTTGACGAACGCTGCTGCGTCCCGATCGCGCTTGTTCGCGGCTTCCAGTGCGCTGATCTCGCGCAGGTGGTCCAGCTTGATGGTCAGCAGGCGGTTGGACGCCTCCAGGCCCTGGATCTCTGAATCCAGGTGGCGGGTCTTCTCGACATCCCCATTGGCCTCGCTGCGCAGCGCCTGCAGCTTGGCCTTCTGGCTCACCTGCTGCGTCAGCACCTGGGCGATGTCGGATTCCGCGGTGAGGCGTTGGATCTCATCGGCCACAGCCGGGCCGTACATCTCCGTGCTGTACTTGGCCTTGTTGTACTGTGCCCAGTGGTTGGTGGACTCCTTCAGCTCAGCCTGCTCTTCCCGGATGCGCTTGAGCGTGTCGGTGACGTGCTGGTTGAACGGGTCATGCTTGCGCTCGGGTGCGGTGAAGCCGGAGAGCGTGCGGTTCTTGTTCTGCTCAAGCTCTTCGAGCTTCTTCTTCAGCCCCTGGTTGTCGAGCGCGGCGGCCGTCTCGGTTTCGAGCAGCGGCACCTTCGCCTTGGCCTTGCCACTGGTGTTGGCCAACTGCGCCGAGTCGTTGTACTCGCGCAGGCGCTTTTCAAGGCGGACGCGCTCTTCCTGGATCTCCTTCTCCGACTGCGCAGCCCGAGCGTCGGCGGCATCGCGGCGCAGCTTCGCGCTGTCCCGGGCGAAGTTGTCCTCCGCCTTTCTGATGGCCTCCAGATCCAGCTTGTTCTCTTCCTCCAAGCGGTCCCGACGGGCGTTCAGCACCGCCTGGCCGCGGTCGCTGCCATTGCGGGTCAGGGAGTCGATCTGCGTGATCTTGGTGGTTCGGTCAGCAATGTTCGCCCGCAGCTTGGCGATGCCCTCCAGGTGCTTGTCCTGCCCCTCCGGGCGGCGCCCCTTCTCCGCCTCCTCGGTGGCGTCCTTGAGGGACCTGCCCTCCTTCAGCAACCTGACCTTGACAGCCAGGACGTCATTCTCGTCACGCAGCTTTTGAAGGTGCTCAGCGGAGTTGTCAACCTGCCGCTGCATCGCGCGGTCGTACTGCTCAAGGGCTTCCCGCGTCTCGTTGGTGCTGCGGCCCAACAGCAGGTACTCCGCGGCAAGGGCGGTCACCAGTGCAAGGCCGCCGGTCAGGGCGCCTGCGACGCCGAGCAGGCCGACGCGTGTGATGGCCAGGCCACCAGCAACGGCGTTGAGGCCCGTGCCGACCGCGCTGAGCACCGCGGGCACAAGGACCATGCCAGCGCGGAACGCAGCCCAGCCGCCGACTGTCCAGAGGATGGTCTGGCCGTTCTCCATGACGAACCGCGTCAGGCTCACGAACCCGTCCGCGATGGCCTTCAGGCCGGCTTTCAGCTCATCGCTGTTGACGAAGCTGCGCAACCCGTCGGCGAGGTTCTTGAGGCCGTCTGAGGTCTCAAAGAACACCGAGGTCGACACGCGCTGAAAGTCGCTGAGGGTGCCCTTCAGCTTCCCTTCCAGCGTCTCCTGCAGTTGGCCAGCGATGCTGTCAGTGAAACCCTGCGCCTTGTTCTTCAGGGTGTCCAGGTTCTCGCCGAAGTGGGCGAAGTCGCTCAACATTGCGTTGGCGGCCTTGGCGCCGCGCTCGTCGAAGATCGACTTCAGTGCGTTGAGCCGACCTTCTTGGTTCAGGCCAGCGAGCCCCATCCGCAGCGCTTCCAGCATCTGCGGCATCGACTTCAACTGGTTGTTCGCGTCGAAGACCTCGATACCGAGGGTCTTCATCGTCTCGCGAGCCTTCTTCGTCGGGCTCGCCAGCTCCGTCATCATGTTGCGGAAGGCAGTACCTGCCGCCGAACCTTCGATGTTCCGCTTCGCCAGGACGGACAGCGCAGCAGCGGTCTCCTCAAGCGTGACGCCGTAGCTGTCGCCCACGGTCGAGGCCTGCTTCATGGCCTCGACCATGCCGCCGACGCTCGTGTTCGAGATCGCCGCCGCCTTAGCGAACACGTCGCTGACACGACCGAGATCGGACACCTCCAGGTTGAAGGCGGCCATCACGCCGGTGGCGCCCAGCGCCGCCTCGCCCACCGCCATCTCACCAACAGCAGCAAGGTTAAGCACGGTCGGGAGCGCCCGCAGCGCCTCGGACGTGTTCAAGCCGTTCTGCGCCAGTGCACGCAGGCCCGACGCCGCCTCAAGCGGTGTGGCCAGCGAGCCCTTGATCGACCCACCAAGCTCGTTGATGGATACCATCGCCTCGCCCGTCAGGCCTTTGACGAAAGTGAGTTGGTACTCCAGGTCCTTGCCGATGGCGGCACCGGCCACCAGCGGCACGGTGCTGCCCCAGGTCAGCCACATCTGCCCCATCGAGCCGGCCAGGCCTCGGGCGGCCGAGTGCGCCTCGTTCATCACGCCGGAGAGCTTGACGTGCGATGCAGTGACCTTTTCTACCTCCTTGCGGTGTTTGTCGAGGTCACCGATGGACCGCACCAGCGCGCCGTTGTTGATGAACGACTCGACCTGCCGGCGACCCTGGTCAGTCCCACCAAAGCGGTCCATCAGCGCCTTGGCACCCGCGATCTTGGCCCCACGGGCGGTGTAGTTGGCGCTGGCCTCGAAGCGGGCGGTGTTCAGCACCTCCTGCATTTCCTGCCGGCGACGCTGATCCTCGTAGCGGCGAGCAGAACGCCGGGCGGCGAAGGTCTTGGAGGAGCTTTCCTCCAGGATGCGGCTCAGGCTGTTGTTGAACTGGTCGCGACTGGTGCGCTCGGCAGCGAGTTGCTGCTCGAAGACGCCCCGGTCGGGGCCGAAGGACATAGCCTCCTTCTGCGCCTTCTCCTCCGCCGCTCGGGCGATCCGCCGGGCGCGAAAGGTCTCACGGGAGCTTTCGCGCTGAATGCGCGCCATGCCCGTCTGGAAATCCGCCTGAGCCTTTCGCTCGGACGCCAGCTGTGCGTCAAGGGTGCTGCGATCCGGGCCAAAGGCCATTGCCTTCTGGGCCTTCTGGTCGGCCTGCCAGGAGAACCGGCGGGCGCGAAGCGTCTCGCGCGAGCTGTCGGCCAGCATCCTCTCAAGCTCCGTCTGGAACCTTTGCTTCTCCACCCGCTCCGCCGCGATCTGGGCGTCGTAGACGCTGCGGTCGGGGCCGAATGCGCCGGCAGCCTTGGCCGCAGCGTCCTCGGAACGCCGGGCCGCCATGCGGGCGCGAAAGGTCTCACGGGAGCTTTCGGTCGCAAGCTTGGACCGCATCTGCTCACGCAGACCTTCGTCCACCGCGTGAACCGCTTCCTGGGGATCGACGGACGCGCTCCAGGAGAACCGCCGGCCGTCGTCGCCGGTGAAGCTCTTGCCGACTCGCCCACGGGCCTCACCCGCCTGTGCGGCGCGGTTGCCTGAGCGTGCGGCACCGCCGATCACCGAGGCGGCCTTGGCCAGCTCGTCCACAGCCGGCGTGAGGGCCTGCGAGATTGCCACGGCCACAGCCGGGCCAAGAGCCGCCGGATGGCCGGCGGAACCAGACACACCGACGGGCAGGTTGGCGCCACCAAGGGCGGCCTGTACCTGTGCGCGCAGATGCACGCCGTCGATGTTGACCTTGTGGTTGTCGGCGAAGGCCGTGGCCATCGTCTGGGACAGCTCGCCGCGCAGCGTGCCTGCGTCGAAATTGACGCGGCGCCGCTGCCCGAACGTACCCTCCAGTGCGGCTTTCAGGCCGCCGCGCAGGGCGTCCTGGTTCCAGGCAAGATCGCGTCGCTTGGCCATGGCGCGGTCGAGCGCGATGCCAACGTCGTTCTGGATCTCCTGGCTCAGCGCCTTGGTATTGACGCTGATCTTGAACGTGCGCTGCTTCAGGTAGCCAGCGATGGAGCGATCGATAGACGAAGGGTCGATGCTGACCGCGATCGAACGCATCTCGGTCTGCAGCCACCGCTTCAGCTCCAGGAGGTCTTGCCGAGCTTTCTCGGTCTTGATGCCTACGCTGAGGTTCGCGGTGGCTTGATTCGTCATGTGCTCTTCCTGCTACGGAACTCCATCTCCACGCTGTCCATTCGCTGGATCAAACGCACGTATTTCTGGCGGGTTTCGTGGTCGTCGATGCCAAGGCCTTCGGCGACCAGCGTGAGGATTTCCGAGACGGGGATCGGTTGAGGGCCGACCTGGTTCCACTGGCGCGAACTGCCCAGGAGGCGGTAAGCCTCGTAATACCTGAGGCAGTCCCGCCTGAGCTTGGGGCGCGTCAGGGCAGCTGGGTGGGGGGTGCCGGTGTCCTCCTGGACAAGCTTGAAGAGGGCCTCAAACTGCTTGCCGCCCCACTTGAGCTGCCACCCCAGGAAGGCCCTTAGGCTTCCCCCTGCTTCGCCTCCAGGCTCGCCTTGTAGGCGCTGTCTCGGAGAACTTCACGATCTGGCGACGGAAGTCCTTCAGCATCAGCAGCTCCTCCGCTCGCTCACGGCTGTAGGTGACGGCCTTGCCCTTGAAGCCCATGTTCTCGAAGCCCAGCAGGATCGTCTTCGACATCACCCGGGCCATGATCTGCTCGCTGAGGGCATCGGCGACCTCGTTGTCCAGGTCCAAGGTCGCTTGGTGCTCGTTGACCTCCGCCGACAAGGCCTTGGCGTAGGCCCGGTTGCCGCTGCGGGCAACAAGCACACGAGCCTTGCCGCTCAGCGGGAACCACGTCCCGTTGTTCTCCAGGTTCTCGTCGGTGGCGAACTCAGCAAAGATGTCGAGAAATTCTGACATGAATATTTCCTATTTTGAAGTTTCGTCATTCCGCGGCGCAATGCCGCGGACTCAGACTCAGGCAGCGCCAACTCGGAAGATGACGGCAGATTTGTTGACCCACGGGCTCGTGGGATCGACCTCTGGAAGGGCCATCCAGTCCATCGAGAGCATCGTGTCCTGGTCCTGACCTGCGGCGTTGACCTTGCCGGCCGAATACTTGATTCGGGGGAAGTAGTAGACGTAGCCGTTGCCGTTGATGTCCAGGATCGGGATGCTCAGCGAGGAGGCCGTGTTGTTGAGGAACTTCGTGTACATCACGGCGTCGGCGAAGTACACCTCCATCTTCCCGGTGATGTTGTGCGTGCCGACGCCGATGCCGGCCATGCCGAAGACCGAGACAGCTTCCTGGCCACGCAGCGTGTTGTCGAAGCTGATCTCACCGCTCTTGATGTAGCTGGTGGTCGACATCGACACACCGGCCTCGAACACATCGAAGATGCCCCGGGTCGCGTTGGCCGGTGTGAAGGCCTGCGATGCGGCAGGAGAACCAACGATGGAGGCCTGGGCCAGCGTCGAAGCCTTGCCCATGAACTCGAAGGCGAGCGAGACGATCTCGCCCACCGTCAGCTTCAGATCCATCTTCGACACGGCCATGCCCGTGTACTGGCGGTACTGGCCGATGTCCTGGTGCTGGACCTCCAAGGAGAAGGTCTTCATGGATGCACCATTCCAGGCGTAGCCGGATGCCAGGGCGGCACCGTTCAGGTTGGTGCCCTTCGTGGTGTCGAAGGGTGTCGCGGTGTCCAAGGTGATGACGGTGGCCGTCGGGCCCGTGGTCGGCGAAACACGAAACGCGCGGCCGGCCAGGTAGTCCTTC